TTTTTAAATGAACTTTCAGAACAGGACAGCAAGTAATACTTACTAGCTAATAGTAAAAACACAAGGTCTTAATAATGAATAATGAACTATCAAAATTAGCAGCAATCGCAATTAAGGAGCTAAAATCTGAAAACTCTACTTTAATAGAAGAGTTGGAAAGATATAAAACAGCTTCTTTAATGGCGTTTGACTTGTTTAACAACGGAACAGTCTCGGCCGAGAGCCTGGAAGAAACGTACAATTCTCTTTTAGAGAAGACTGCGGATGAACTCCAAGTTCTTGAAAAAGTTGCGTCCTTTGGTGGAGCAAGCGCTGAAACTCTCTTCGGAAGTGTTAGTGATAAACCTGCTGATGATGGTACTCTTGACCCATTAACTAGAATGTTAGTTGAAGACCTTTAAAACAACTCATAACAAGGAGGAATGTAAATGTTAGCATTACTTAGTAATTTAAATCTTGTTACTAGAGTGGAGTTGGCCGTTACTTTAGCGGAGAGAAACAAGATGTTGACTGGATCATTAGTCACATGGGCGGGGGCAGCTGCTACAGCTGTAACTGACCAATGTGTACAAGTATGGTCTGAAGCAAATCGTTCTGCAGAGAAAAAGTGGGAAGCCGTTGGCACACCCGCTAGACCTGCTGCAGGAGATGGAACACCTAGATTCTCACCAGACGTTGAAGACTCGGGCAATGTAACTTGTCTTTATGGCAAATACAGAGCAATGACAAACATGTTTCATGGCACACCAACAGTAGGGCAGACTTTATCGTCTCATGCTACTAATGGTTTGTTAATTGGCGCAAATTATGCGGCAGGATCCACGTTTGTACCGTTCGGTGTATGCACTAAAGCAAGTACAGAATATACGCATCTCGGTGATTCGTATACAGTAATCGAATACGTAACCATATAATAAGGAGAATAAATCATGTCAGATTCAAATATAAGTGCTGCTACGATTAATGAATTATTCATCTCTAAGTTGAATACTCCTGAAGGTATGGAAAAGGTAGCTCAAGAAGGTTCTGCTTTCATTAGACAGAAACTTAGAGAGGTATCTTTTGCGAGGAAGATTATTAATCCACAGTACGTAACAAAAGCAGATCTACAAAGATCTATTAATCATGACGGTTTAGTTAAGATCGTAGACATTGAGCCAGACTCAAAGGCTATGGTAGTTAACTTCCGTGGTAACCCCGACTTTAGATATGTCGTAGGTGACAGGTTCGAAATACCATTTTTCATGGTATCTTCAGAAGAGTTTCAAAAAACTGAAGAAGAACTTCTTGCATACGAGATGCCTTTAACAGAGGTTATTGAAAGAAACTCAGTTCTTGATATCCAAAGAATCGAAGACGAAAACTTTATTGCAACTATAGATGCGTCTATAGCAGCAGAAGGCACTAACACCACTGTTTCTGGCGTTTATAAAACCGCAAATAGTGAGATTGGTTCTATTCCTAAAGATAAAGTTAAAGGACTTTTCGATCTTCTTGATGGAAGTGAATTAAGAGCAGATACTCTTTTAATGGATAGCACAATGTTTAACAGATTGTTCTTATATGATGCCACCACTGTTGGTGACGCTGTAGGATCAGAAATGCATGTTAACGGCTATTCATATGCAACTTTATTTGGTAGAAAGTTAGTTGTTTCAAATAAAGTTAAAAAGCAAGATGGTTCAGATCTATTGAATAATAAGATCTACGCTTTCACATCTCAAGACTTCTTAGGTCAATTCTTAGTATTGAATGACACTAAGTTCTTTATTGAGAAGAGAAAGAATATCATCACATTTGCTGCATATGAAACTATTGGTGTTGGCGTTGGTAACACCAAATCATGCGCTGTGTTGAACTTAGCTTAAGTTAGTAGTTCTTAAGGTAATAAGATTAAGGCCAGTTTCTTCGGAATCTGGCCTTTTCTTTTCTTGACTCAGGGCTACATCTAACTATATATTAAAGTATGTTAGTTTTAACTCCTACATATCGAAATGCTATAAAAGCTTCAGATCTCGATCCTGAAACTTTTCCTATTTCTAGGGACGCTGGATGAAATACGGAAAAAATTAAGTTTGACGGACCTTTAGCAGCTATAACTTTTAAAGATGTAGACTTTAGTGCAGTAAGTAATGTAAATGCTGTTCTAACAACATCTATGAAAAACATGCTTGCATCTTCATTAGATAGTAGTCAGACTAAAGGAAGTATTACAAGTATAAAAAGTGATCCTAATAACTCTGCAACATTAAAGGTTAAGGACTCGACGTTAGATACATTAGTTAAGTCAGCTACTACAAATTTACAAGTAGCTTCTTATATAAATACAATAACTAGTGATACTGGTACTGGTATAAATGCGTCTGGAACAGACCACTCAACATCTATTCAAAGCGATGTTGCAACTACTTTAGAAACTAAATTTAAAGTAAATGAAACGTCTTTACAAACAACTGAAACTGATGCATCTATTACTACCAGTTCACATGTAATTACTTTGAGGTAACATTATGGCAAACAGTGTAACAATGAAAAGAAACGATAGACGACCATTTTTAGACGTAATTCTACAAGATGTAGATGGTACTGCTTTAGATTTAACAGCATCAGTAAGTGGCATTAGTTTTACAATGAAAAATTTAGATACCGACCAAACAGCTATATCTGCATCAGCAGCAACTATTATTTCCCAAACTACTGGTATGGTACGATACAGTTGAGCTGAAGGTGATACGAATACTGCAGGAACATATGTAGCAGAGTTTCAAGTTTTATATAACGATGGAACTAAATTAACTATACCAACTAGTACTGTACTATCAGTAGTAATATTGGAGGATTACGACAATGCCTAGTAAAACGCAGATCAATACAGAGGTTATTCCTTATGGAGACCAGTTATATATAAGTAGGCTAAGAAAATTTATAAATGATACTGCTGCATTAAACACCCTAGATGATGCACAGGAATGTGCAGATATTGACCTATATCATTATATACAAGATGCTCTAGATGAGATCAATTACGAGTTTCCACCCACATCAATAATTTATAAGAATATAGCTGCAGTACCGAGCTGGAATTTATTAAAGATGGGTGCTACTGTTCAGTACTTAACTAGTAAAGGAATTTTATCAGCAAGAAATACCATAACATATAGAGATGGTGGCGGAGTTACTGTCCAAGATTATGATAGATATGGAAGATATATTAATTATTATAATGTCTTGGTTAACAAATATATGCGAGGAGTAACTAACCTGAAACTTGGACAAAACATAGAAGATGCCTATGGAGGCGTTCCAAGTGAGTATGGTATTGAATCTGACGATTCACTTTTTGAATAAACTAAAATGGAAAAATTATGTTATCACTTACTAGTCTTACTGTTACAACTTATGATGCAAACAAACTCACTGTTACGTGAGACTTTAAAAGTACGTCCGAAAATCTCACCGATTATGTAATTGACGTATATAGAAGTGAAACTCCAGGAACAAGTGGCGTAGGTGAATATACTTTAGTTGGCTCAGGTATTTCTGCAGATACTGCATCTTATGATGATATTACAGTCTCTGGATTATTTCATCCTACTAGAACCTGATTCTACAAAATAAAACTTACTAATAATAGTACTTCCGCAACGTCTATCTTATTTGATACAACTCCCGCCTATATAAAAAGTCATACTTTAGATAAGTATACATTAGAAATTATTAGACGTAAAAAGCAGGTACAGGATAAATTTGCTGGACGACCTGTATATTTATTACGTCGTAAAACTTACGGACAAAGATGCCCAACTTGTTGAGACTCCACATTATTTAGAAGAACTAAGGACGACGATGTAACTTGTTTTGGAACAGGTATTGTTGGGGGATACTTTAGCCCACAAACAAACTATGCAATATTAACATCTTCCCCGAAGTATAACCAGATAACTATGTTTGGTGAGTGGTTTCCTTCTGATATAATGATGAATATTGTAGGCATACAGCCATTAAAAATTTCAGATATAGTAGTAGATGATGCAGCCAAAAGATGGCTAGTAAAGTCGATTAACACCGTTGAAAAGGGAGGTGTTATAATTGAGCAGACTTGTCAATTATCATTAATTAGCCCATCAGATATTGTTTATACAATAGCAGTCACGAGTTAATTATGGCAGATATAGAACAAGTCCAAACATCCGATACATTAGAACAAGGCAGATCTAAGTGAAATGGAAATGACAGTGAGCTTGAAACTCGTATTGCATCTGCTAAAGCCTCTATTGATAATTTAACTGCAACACAAAATGCTGTATTTTATAAAAAACTTTCATATTCAGACGGAGCTGACATAGTAGGTGGGGTTGGTCGTAAATTTGATCTTACTAGTTCAGTAGGCGCAGCTGATTTAGCAGTAGGCTCTGTACAACTCAGTGTAAACGGTATTTATTACGATTCAAACGATACACAAACTACAAACTCTGGTTCTTCGTTTTATATCGAGACTAAGGCAGTAGTATGAACTAACCAAGAGTTTTCTCTCGACTCAAATGACGAATTATTAGTTTATTTTCAAAAGGAATAGACTATGGCTAAGATTCGTTTAAAACAAGTAGAGTTTCAATTTTACGGTCCCGTAGCCCCAGCCAACCCTGACAATGGGTGGCTTTGGTATGATTCCAATAACAATTTATTAAAAGTATATCATAATAACAACTGAATGGTTTTTTCTGGACGTGAGGGATCTTGCGGTCCCTTAGGATACCAGGGAAATGCCGGAGTAGAAGGTCAATGTGGTGTAGCAGGTATAGAAGGCCCACTTGGCCCTTGTGGTCCGATCGGTTCCTGCGGTCCTATAGGCCCCTGTGGTCCTCAAGGCACTCAAGGCACTCAAGGCCCTCAAGGTACTCAAGGTACTCAAGGTTCTTGCGGTACACTAGGAATAGACGGACAATGCGGTCCTATAGGTACACAAGGACAATGCGGTCCTCAAGGTTCTTGCGGTACACTAGGAATAGACGGACAATGCGGTCCTATAGGTACACAAGGACAATGCGGTCCTCAAGGTTCTTGCGGTACACTAGGAATAGACGGTCAATGTGGTCCTAAAGGAGACTTAGGACAATGCGGTCCTCAAGGTTCTTGCGGTACACTAGGAATAGACGGACAATGCGGTCCTATCGGTATACAAGGACAATGCGGTCCTCAAGGTTCTTGCGGTACACTAGGAATAGACGGACAATGCGGTCCTATAGGTACACAAGGACAATGCGGTCCTCAAGGTTCTTGCGGTACACTAGGAATAGACGGTCAATGTGGTCCTAAAGGAGACTTAGGACAATGCGGTCCTATAGGTACACAAGGACAATGCGGTCCTCAAGGTTCTTGCGGTACACTAGGAATAGACGGTCAATGTGGTCCTAAAGGAGACTTAGGACAATGCGGTCCTCAAGGTTCTTGCGGTACACTAGGAATAGACGGACAATGTGGTCCTCAAGGTCTACAAGGTTCCTGTGGTATTAAAGGTTCATGCGGTCTTAAAGGTGATCAAGGTTCCTGTGGTCCTCAAGGTCTACAAGGTTCCTGTGGTATTAAAGGTTCATGCGGTCTTAAAGGTGACCAAGGTTCCTGCGGTCCTCAAGGTCTACAAGGTTCCTGTGGTATTAAGGGTTCCTGTGGTCTTAAAGGTGAGCAAGGTTCATGCGGTCTTATCGGTCTTCAAGGACAATGTGGTCCTATAGGTATCCAAGGTTCCTGTGGTATTAAAGGTTCCTGTGGTCTTAAAGGTGATCAAGGTTCCTGTGGTGTACTCGGACAATGCGGACCTCAAGGTGATCAAGGTTCCTGTGGTGTACTCGGACAATGTGGTCCTCAAGGCGACCAAGGTTCCTGCGGACCAATCGGACTATTAGGATCCTGTGGATTACAGGGGGATGTTGCTAATGTAGCGGGGTCTAGTGCTTCTAGTACCGTGCAACATAAAAACGAAAATTGATCCTCAAGTACTAGCTATTCTGGACCCGCTCGACAAGTAGTATTCTATGACCCCACTATAAGTGGTTTATCATATGATTATGTTAGAAATTATGATATTTTTAGAAAAGATGAATTAGAATTTAATATAAATACATTTACGTTTGAAAATTCAACAAATAAAACCTTATTAGTACCAGAGATATTAACAGACCTTACTTTTGAGGCGTCTTATTTTCCAGCAGGAAGTGCACCTGATACTGCTGCAGTATCTATAAATAGCGCAACCCTTGCAGGGTTTTCCGACGCATCTGAATGGCCCGTTGAGGGAGATGCTACTGATTATGATTCGTTTGATGATGCAGAGGATTTAGAGATTACTATAAATACTTCGCAGTCAGCAGTAGGACAACACAGCAGTGGTTTTAAACTAACTGCTACCAAATCAGGAATAACCAAGTATAAATATGTGACTGTAAATTTATATAACTATAGATTTTGAGGTGTTCAAGCAAGTAATAATCCTAGTGAGGCACAAATTGAAGCTTTTAGTAAAGAATTAAGTAATAGTAGAGGAAAAGTATTTACTGTAAATGCAGCTAATCAATACATATATTATGCATATAGAGGTGCATTAGGAAGTGCGACAATTAATAGCCAATTAGGTGAAATTAGTATGCTTTTAAGTAATATGACTATAACTAATTCCGCAGGCTTTGCAGAGAATTATAAAATTTATAGAACACAGTATTTAGTTACAGGAGGGTTTACTTTAACAGTAACATAATAGTATGCCAATTAAATCATTAGATAAATTAATACCAGGTGGAGATTTTAGCTTAATTGACTTAAATGATGTCGATTTAAAAGTTGATAAGTATGTTGATTCCGCCGCATATAGTCCTGGAGCATCCCCTGCGGATGGATCCAAGCTAATTGTAGGGATGACCCCTGCAAGCATGCATACCGATATTACAAGTAAAATGAGTGGCGTCACTATATCTGGATTAACTCAAAATGATATAGTTCAATATAGTGCTACTGACGCTATATATACACTTAAATTTGATTCTAGTTCTTTTGGCGAAGGAATGTTATGTTATAATAAAGATACAAATAAGTTTTTATTTTATGAAGGAACCACGTGGGGTTCTTTAGATACAACCGGGTCAACTGGACCTCAAGGTTCCTGTGGTATTTATGGTTCCTGCGGTCCTATAGGTATACAAGGACAATGCGGTCCTCAAGGTTCTTGCGGTACACTAGGAATAGACGGACAATGCGGTCCTATAGGTATCCAAGGTTCCTGTGGTATTGACGGTTCCTGCGGTCTTAAAGGTGACCAAGGTTCCTGCGGTCCTCAAGGTCTACAAGGTTCCTGTGGTATTAAAGGTTCATGCGGTCTTAAAGGTGACCAAGGTTCCTGTGGTCCTCAAGGCCTACAAGGCTCCTGTGGTATTAAAGGTTCATGCGGTCTTATAGGTATTCAAGGACAATGCGGTCCTATAGGTATCCAAGGTTCCTGTGGTATTGACGGTTCCTGCGGTCTTAAAGGTGACCAAGGTTCCTGCGGTCCTCAAGGTCTACAA